CCCTCTGAAGTATCTGCGTAATCTGAATGATGAGTATCCTTTGTAAGAATTACATAGTTCTTATTATTCTTATATTCATCAAATTTCTTTTTCACATTTGGTACAATAGCTTGTGCTTCCGGTGTTCCAAGAACTCCTGTCACAAAATCATTCTGCACATCAATTACAATCAGAACTTTCTTCTTCTCTTTTTCCATTTTTATTCTCCCATTCTTTAATTTGCTGTGCTCCATCTTCAACTTGCTGCTTATCATGTCTTGAATAATTATCTGCTGGACCATAAGCACCTTTATGTCGATATGAAGCATGTCCTTTACGAGTATTAGTTTTTACTGCAGTACCACCTCGACCAAGCAAACCATTATGACCTTTTGCTAATATACCAGATTTAAATTCAGGTTCATCAATCCATTCTCCAAGATATCTTCCGGAATATTTTTGGCCCTTAATTAATCTGCGTCTCTTTTTAATACTTTTTAACCTTTGTTCTCTCAAATATCCTCTTTTACGTTCCGGCATTACTATTCCTCCAGTCTATACAAAATAATTGGTCCACCTTCAATATAGAACGTCGCATTGTAATCTATAAATTCTCTAGCCTCATCTTCTGTCATATCCTCATGGTTAACTAAAGATTCAATCATTTTTTCGTAATCATATATTGCTCTATCATCAGAAGAAATACCAAGAAACGCATCTTCATAAGATGGATTTGTAAAAAATATCGTTCCCTCGTACCCGGCCTCTAACAATAACCGTTCGGTTTTTGTTTTTTTTGATGCTTGATGATCCTCATAAATATTATCTGCATGTGCTTCAATGTCATCATGTAACGTCTCCTCTGGGTAATCTATAAGAGAATCCATAATATAAGAAGAAGTAATCATATTTAAAGCCTTATCTTCTGAAATTTGATATTTTCTTTGTAATACATCTTGCAATCCTTCAATGTATCCCTTAACACTTTCTGTAAGTTCTGACATATCTATCATTATGCGATCCTCACAATCTGTTCATATAGAACTATATCTTTTATTGTTATTGCTTTATTGTCGTGGTAATGTCCACACAACCAACGCTTATAATCAACATTGCACCTTATTTCTTCAAAATAATTAGTTAACTTATCTGGCTTATATAATCCATGTGATAATAATGCTGCTGTAGAAGAAGCTGTACAATGTGTCAGGATAAAATCTACTTTATTATCATGTTCTGCCAGATTCTTTATACCCTCATCCATCTCTTCTTGATTTGGCATTTCTCGTTCCCACCATGAAATATGATTGATTCGGTACATTTTATCCGGATCATCCCTCCATTCTTTTACTCTTGGATCGTCAATCTCTAATACTCCATCTGAAATATCATGACTTGAAGCTCCTCCAAAGGTAAAGAATTTTAATCCGTCTATATCAAATACCTGTCCTCTCATAAGATGAATTATCGATGGTTTAATAAAATGCACCTTACCACCATGCCATTCTTCTACCGGATAAGAATCTAATATATCGTAATTCTCATGATTTCCGTCAATAAAGAGTGTTGTGAAATGTTTCTCTTCAAGCCAATTCAGGTACCACCTTTGCTGCGGTGAATCTCTCCATATCCCAAAATCTCCAAGAATTATCACATAATCGTCCTTCGACATCTCACGCTGTTCGGGAAAAGAATCCATATTAACTCTATGGATCCAATCCCCATGCGTATCTCCAGTTACCCAAATCATGTCCGTGATCCCCAAATGAAGTAGTTAACACTTAAAATAAATAATGATATTGCAGAAGGCCAATAACCACCCGGAACAACATTATTCAGAACAATGCTCATGCATATCCCACTGATAATGAAACACACAATATTTTTTAATATCGTTTTAATCATTATTTCGTTAACTCTTTATACTGATCAAGCAAGGTCGCCAGTTCCGGATTCTCAGCCGCATACATTTCATATTTCTTTGTTACATCCATCTGCTTAATAACTGCATCCATATCTTTTTTAAGCTTCTCAGCTTTCTTTCTATTTTCAACACGCTGGTCATATGCAGATGTATCAACTCTACAGATAATTTCTGCAGTAATATTCTTGGCGCATTTTACTTCTGCTTCCGACACAGTTAAAATTTCTTTAATTGTCAGAACATCTTTGTTACAACCACTTACTAAAACCTGGTCTCCGGCTTTATATGTATTGCCATCGTCAAAGACTGCATAATAATAGTCTTTCTTACAACAACAAGTTACTTCTTCAATTACTGCTACTGCATAATATCCTGTTAATTTTGCCATTTGTCCATTCTCCTCTTCTGATTTAATTATATTTAATAAATAACCTTCATACGTTTTAAACTTAACCATATCTGCTTATTTCCCAAATACTGATTTCAGTAATAAGAATACAAGCCAAATTCCTGTAGCAATCAACCAGCTGAAAGCGACCCCGAAACATAATGTGATCAATTTTATAATTACACATGTTACGATCCAACTTAAAGCTAATGCCAATAATGACACAATAATAAGTAAAATTCCCGTCATATTATTCTCCTTTTACAGTTGCCGTTCCTGATGTTAAGTCTCCTGCGTCAACAATTGTTGCTGCATTTCCACCTTGCACCTTCGGCACATCACCATTCCATTTATCAATTTTCTGTTTCTCAATAAGCTCTGGAGTAAGAGACTCAGCAATTTTCTTATTTGCTTCTGCTTCAGCATCCGCTTTAATTCTTGTTGCTTCCGCTTTACCTTCAGCAGTGATCTTCGCCTGTTCAGCCTCAATAGCGGCCTTTTCTTTATCCTGTTCTGCTGCAATAAGAGCAACTTCTTTATCTTTATCTGCCTGTACCTTTGCAGTCTTAGCTTCAATATTTGCAAGTTCCAGTTCCTGCTGTGCATTTACTTTCTTCTGAATAGCTGCCTGAGTTTCATCATCGGTTGAAATCGAAGTAAAGTTTACAGTATCAATGATAATTCCATATGGCTCAAATTTCTTTTTCAAGTATTTGTCAAGTGCTTCATTCAGTTCCTGGCGTTTATCACCAAATACATCTGTTACCGGATACTTAGCAGTTACTTCCTGTGTCCACGCTTTCATCTTTGGTTTAATGAAAGTATTTTTTACACTTTCACCGGACTGACCTTTAAATCTTGTAAATACATCAGCAACTTGATCCTGATCGAACTTATAAGAGAATTCCAAATCAACAAGAAGCTGTTTTCCATCAGCAGTAGGTGTTTTAAAACTCTCATCTTTTGGTGAATCACCTTTATCTTCTGAAGTCAGATAAGACTGTTCAATACCAATTGAATACAGTGATGTTTTTACTGTAGGTGAAATCAAATGCCATCCCTGTGGAAGAGTATCATTTGAAATTCCGCCGTTCATCTTGTATTCTACAGCTACATAACCAGCAGGAACTCTTACCGTACACTTTGCTACACAAATTAATCCTGCTACAATTATTACTGCTAATCCAACCCCACCTAAAAATCCTTTTCTCATTACTCATTCTCCTTATCTTTTTCTTTATTTTCTTCTCTATTTATTTCATCTGCTGCATCTTTCCAGATTCTATGTAAGAATCTCC